GATAATCCCAGAAGCACATCAGTATTGTATGTGTGTAGCCAGCTATAGCTCCGGTGCCAATAGCTGCTTCCTGGCTCAGTGGAATACGGATCGCTTCATTTTGAGTTGCGTCCAATCTTCCATCACCCAAGGACATCAGTGGGACATCGACCGTGATACCGGCGTTCTCTTTGACGAGGTGCATGTCCATTGTAACATCGGAGTTGTTTCTGATCGCTGCAATGGAATTGACATCCATGAAGTAAGCAGTCATACTGCCATTAACTTCAAAGTTGCCATAACTCGCGTCGAACCCACCGAGAACGCCAATTGCTTTGTCGGGCGAAACATTGTTATTGATAACGATGCTCATCTCTTCGGCGAATGCGAACAACGGCGTCGGATTCTCATCGGTGTCGCTGACGACCGCCAGGTTAATCAGAGGAACATTGGACGACGTATTGAATGCCGACTCTTCAATTGCTGCGGCTCTCGTGCCGGACTTTATACCCACGGCTCCTGTGCGGGTCTCGTGATCCATTGCGACGAACGCAAGATCAATCATCGCTTTATCAGCGGTGGGGATGTTTAAGGTCATCTCATTCGGAGTAGCTCCAACCAAATACTCTGATTGAATCTCCGTCGGCGATGCGTCATCGGGAGCACCGAGCTGACGCTCGACATTGTAGGTTCGCCTTACGATGTCGGTTCCGGTCTCGTTCTTCAAGACGCGACCGAAGAAGATTTGGATTGTCTTGGCTGCGGCAGTGTCAGCGACCATGTCGGCCTGACACTTGTCGATAACGATTGCACCCGCAGCGATTGACCGGCAACGGGCAAACCCCATTCCACTTGTGTCGAACTGCGTGGCTACGGTGTCACCACCGATGTAGATGAATTCGCCGGGTACGAGGCTCAGGTCGGTCAGGTTTTTGGCTGTAGCAGTCAACTTCGGAAGACTTCCGGTCATATCGACTACGAGATCACCAGTGGTGAACTCAAACCCAACTGCCACAATCTTGGCTGCGGCCGGAGGTGTCTCAGCGACCAACGTCTCGCTAACGGTCAGCACGTCTGCGGCGACAGTGGTGACAGTCTTGAGTCCGTTGTTAGCGGCGTTGGTACAGCCAGTAACGAAGACAAGATCACCAACTTCATAGACGTTAAGTCCCGCTGCTGCGGTGTAGGTATTGGGGCCTGTAGTGACACCAGTTATTTCACCGGCACCACCAACTTCGGCTTTTGCCCGAAGAGTGGCGAAGAAGAAACCCTGCAATAAATCTTGTAGCCCTTCTTGGACAAGATCATGGTTGACGGAACCAGCCGCATCCAGATCAGTCGTCTGACCCTTGCGTCGCTGTCGATCCGTGCGGAACGGTGTTCTCGTAACTTTGGAGATCGAACCACCGAAATCTGAAAAGCTGTTCACATCGAGAGGACGCCAGATCGGAGTACCCGGCAGCGTCTTGATGCTGGATTCCTCAGCATACGCTGTCTCAACCACATTTGAATTGATTTTGTTTACTGCTGCCATTTTTGTAAGCTCCTTTTTTACTGTATCAAGTCGTACTCGAACTCTGCGATTACGTCTGTTCTAAACCAATTTCCGTTTTCACCAACCTCTACTTCCGAAACATCTCTATACCAAATGTCACCATCTGGAGCAGAGCGGAAGTCCTCTGCGAACGCCGCAGAAAGAATGTCACTATCTACCAATCCACCTTCACGCGGAGTGTAAATCTCCACGAATACAAAACCTGCTTGCGTGTGTTTTCCCTTACCATCGGCTCGGCCTAAAGATGTTCTTGATCCGTTTCGATGTCGAACACTGATACGAACCCACTTAGTCGTTCCGGCTTTCGGCATTGTTTTACCTGTGTCGTCATAGATCGCAGTCAGGGAATGCGTTGCCACCACCGCTTTTAGCGGTGTTAGCATTCTGTCTCTCGCGTCTGTACGTGATGCTATCATAGTTCTATTTTACTGTCTTACCTGCAAAATGTAAAGTAAAATATCGGACTTATTGGTAATTTTTTCAACATTTATTACATTCCAACTGGAACTGTCCAGAGAATCAACGACTTTGGTGCCTTCCTCGACGTTCACGGTCTCATCAGGAATGAGCAATATCTTTTGATCTCCACGCTTAACATGGTCGCCATACTCCTTAGCCCTATAGCTGACAAATACACCTGTGGCATTGGTCGGCGTGCCAGCAGTGTTCCCACGCCACGGCTTACCGGCATCCGCCTCGGTTCCAGGGAGCGTGATTGTTAATGCTCGACCCTCTTCATCAATCAGCTCTTCAATCCATGCCCATTCTGCGGGGAGTGCCATTGCTTAGCCCCTCCCAAGAGTACGTCGCGTTGATGCAAGCAACCTTGTTTTCTTCATCTTCCCATCGGCCACAGGCCAAGCTTTTTTCGCTGACGAAGCACCGCCTGATTGAAAATACTCTGTCTCTTTTTCCAATACGTCGGCTTTTTTGCGAGTCTTCTTAACTTGCAAACCCGTACTATCAACATTGGGTGACGGATGCAGCGTAGACTCCAACGCGGACAACGAGTATTCCGCACAAGCCTCTTCTAATTCTTCTGGGTACGGGTCCACGGATAGACCAGAGTTGGGGTCATAGACCCCAGATCGCGGGCACTCGGTAGATTGATCTGCGTCCTGCCGCGAGCCCGCGAACGTCCATCTGGAGTCCATGTAATCCGTTGCCCTGACTATCGCTTGTTCGATCTCCGTATCAGAAGCGGTGTACGCGTTGCCTCGGTCGTCGTGATAATCTTTGAACGCCTGCACCGCCATGTAGGCGTTTGCAGTCGATAACGGTGTATCTGGTGTTTGTACTACGAAAGCCATTTTTCGATGACCTCAACAATTTCTGCTTTTGTAACTGTCGGGTCTTCCATCAACACCGAGACATCTTTAACTCTGGGACGCGGTGTCTTCGCTTTTAGATCGACCCACTCTTCTTTTTCGATTCCATTCACGGCGGCTATGATATCAGCCTGTCTTGGGTTCGGTTCTTCTGGGACGTCCTGAATTTGTTCATCACCAACCACACCTGAGTCATCGGCCTCTGGATCATCCACAGGCTTATCAACTTTGCCTGTAATATCTTTCACTTTTACCTGATAACTTCTGGTGAAGTATTTGGCAACATTGGCGACTTGATCTTCGTTTCCGATGAAGTCACAGATACCCTTGATGAATTGGTATCGACCAAATAATTTTGTTACGCCCTTAAATGGGCCTGTCAGGGTCATTCGGATTTTCTTTGCAGCGGGCATATTGTCTCCAATAAAAAGAAAAGAAAGCCCAGGACGTCCCTGGGCTTAGGTTTCAGATTTAGCTGCCGACTTCGTACTTGATCGCCGGTAACTTGGTGTCCAGCATGACTACGGCCAAGGCCGCTCCAGCCACACCTTCGTGCGTGATTGTGCCGAACAGGCCAGCAATCGCTATCTCAGGATCATCCCAGGTTATCGGGGGAAGCATCGCTACCTCGACAGTGTGGTCGCCCAACGTGTCTGTGGTCTCAGCGATGGTAAGATTCGGCGTTGAGTAAGCTGCACCAGCTATTGAGGACGTAGCATTCAATGCTGTGACCAGCAAAGCAGCTATGCTGTCAAAATCAGCGACGGTTACGCCAGTGACAGTTACTTGCTCGACAATTACACCGCCAGTGTCTTTGACGGTGACTCTGGCACGCCAGTCAGCGAGGTCTGTGCCCTCAGTGATTTCGGTGACAGTTGCAGCCGCCCAGGCAGCGTCGCTGGGAAGACCCATGTATGCTTTTGCGACCTGTTTGGCGTCTGCGGATGATTCGGCCACTACGATCAATTGGTCATGGCCTGCTTTTAAGAACGTCTTGGCATCGACGCCCAGTGCTACGTGAAAAATTCCCATGATAATCCTTTCTTACAAAGAGGGAAGAAAGAAGAGGGAGTTTTTGGACTCCCTCATTCAATCGGTTGGTTCTTAGTTCAGGATGCCTTCTGCGGCAGACAGGCCGAGCTCACTGAACAATGCCAAGCCACAATACCACTTGACACGCCAGATATGCTCATCCTTGGTCTCGGCTTCACCAACGTCTACGACCTGGAGGCCATAAGCATTGGCTGCGGTTAAACCGAGCAGCCCGGTCTTCATGTCGCCATCATCAAAAACGCCGGCGAAGACTGTGGTGCAGGCGGTGCCAGAACCCTTCGTCTGGTTGATGGGAATCCAGTCATTCCTGAGAATGGGCACGCCACTGTAGGCGGGGACATTCTTGCCGCTGGGAAGCTCGTAAACTTCCTGCATCGAAACGCCGCCGAGGGCACGAAGTAAGGTCTTGTACGACCGGATCGTGCGAGCGTGCATGACGAGATAGTCAACTTCGCCATCTTTGGCGGTGACGAGGTCCAGCATCTCATCCATAATCTCGAAGCTCAGGTTTGAGCCGTTTGTGCCTGTGGTGGCCTTCTGGCCCGAAGCACACAGATTGATGAGGCCGTTGAACTCATCCGAAGCACCGGAACCGTTGATGAGCTGGTTCTGGTAATTTCGGCCGGCACTCTTAGCTTTCGACGCGATCTGAACGCCGGTCTGATCGTTGTCGGCGGAGCGAGTGGCCTGAATCAAGCCATCAACTTCGGCGTCACCGATAATCTTGGTCAGGTTGCTTGTGACCTGGGTGAAAGTTGCCGCAGCCTTCGCGGTGATTGTACCAGCTACGCCGATACTCTCAACATCGCCGAGGGCGTTTTCGCGGTTGTACGCCAAAGCGTTACCGTTGATGCCCTCGAAAGGCAGCAACTGGAACATGTGATTGACGGTTATGACGGACTCAATTAGTCCGGCGACGAGGGTATCTTGTGCGAGTTTCGCACTTTCAGCTAATGTTACACTTGCCATAGAACTATCCTTTCTGGACTCACGTTAACAATTTTCAATCAGCACATTGAAAACCATCGCGGTTCCGGCAAGAATCACTCAAGCCAAGTGCTATTAACTTTAACTTGTATTATAACATTATCGGAACCAAGAGTCAAGCGGAAAATAAAAATAATTTGCTTGACTCTTGGGTCCAGGTATTTTACTTTCTGGTCTTGAGACCGTGCCCAATCTTCTGGGCGGGCGTCATATTCTTCGTCGCTTCACCACGCCGCACACCTGCCGGAATGTTTCTCTGCTGAGAACCACCACCTTCAACTGCTTGTGTTGATGGGAAGAGTTGACGAAAGCTCTTATCTTCGGACATCTCGATCAACAGCTCGTCGGGATTCATCAACTCACCAGCACGTTCAGGGCTCGTGGAATAGCGGGCTTCACCATCGGCACCGACAACAACGACGCGAGGCTTACCATCTACGTTTGCAACCTTCATCTGCTTACGAGCAAATGGTGAGATCAACGTAGTGTTGAGTCCGTTCCAACCAGCACCGGCGTGCATGATTGAGGAATCAAGCATATAAGATTCGAGCTGTTCTTGCTTGGTACTAATTTCTTTGTCCTTTGTGGTTGTAAGTGACGCCACAGCTTCGCCGTGTTCTTTCTTAATGGCCGCGATCCGCGAAGCGACGTCACTCTCTTTACCAGATGCAGCAGCGGTCAACTCTTCGATCTTTGTGCTGACAGCCGCAGCTATCTCGTCAACCGTAGCACCGTATGCTGACAATGATGACAGGTCTGCCTGACCAGCAGCTTTGACATCTGTGACTTCCTGCCGGACTGCTTTCAGAGCTTTGTTCTGCCCAGTGATGACAGCGATGGCGGCGGTTGTTTGAGCATCGGCTCTAAGATTGTATCCACCGTCGTCTTCCTCGGACTTCTCATAGAAGGCTTGGCAGTTCGCAGGGACTACGCCCAGGTCGGCGACATTGCGGTTCTTTGTAAAATCAAACTTCATCTTCGTTCCTTTCAATTTTGTCAGGGTTTTGATTACGATTCGGTTTTTTGAAATCTACGTTTTCTTCTGAAAGCACGCCACGACGTTGCAGTTCTTTCAGGTATTCTTCGGTCGTCAGCCCTCCTTCTTTCCAGGTGTTATATAGTGTCATTAACTCATCTGATTGAGGTGATGTAAATTCTGTCGGCACGCTTGCTCTACCTGAGTGCTTTTTATTCATCCAGGCCGACATCATTTCCAACGCCAAATTCATCGCGTCATTGAAACGAAATGTCACGTCTTGGAGTGGTGACGTCGCTTCACTTGAATCAAGTTCTCTTGCCGACGCCGATTCACGATCTGGACGATCTTTAGTAAATTCGGCCCCGTATGATTGCATTCGTTTCTCCAGGTCTTGGAGGTCTTCACGGCCGGCTTTGATGGCAGCACCTTTGTGCTCAACATAATAAAATCGAGCCGTGGGGTCTGGCGTGTATAGCCATTCTTTAGGCCCAATAACCAGCCGAGCCTCTTCTTCATCGCCACCACTGCACGCGAGCACCGGAAATCGAGCTACGGTTAAGATCGAAACCTGATCTGACATGGATTGCCAGTGACGTATGTTTAGGTCAG